TATGTCTTAACTACTGCTAATGCAGCACCACCACCAGCTAATGCAGCTAACTGAATTGTTTCAGCTTCTACACCAACAAGAGGAGCAACTGTTAAGGCACCGATAAAGGCTTCAACGAATGTCCAAGCTGTTCGCTCAATCATATCTTTTAAGTCTTCACTCATTTTATAACTCCATGCTTCATTCCAAGGGGTCCACTTCACATCCATCTTGAATGTCCCATCAGAGTTTCTTCTTCGTGATTTTTTTTTAAACATTAGTTAATTATCCTTCCTTTAATCATAGCATTAGTAGTTAGTACATTTCCATTTATTTCCTGTAGTTTTTCATATACTGTCTCTGCTAATACCACATGGTCTTTAGCTTTATTATCAACAACAGGTGTTTGGTTAAGTAGTTTATCTATAGTTGTATATTCTATTGTTACATCTTTACCTTGTAGTAATTGATTTGCAACTTTCGAATACATTTTCTTATAAGCAACAGCACTTGAACCAATGAACCCATCGTCAGCTATATCTAAATCTTGTTGACTTTCTCCTACGATTAGACAACCTGATGTATGTTCATCAGTATTACCTGTATGAATTAAGATATAAGTAAAGTTAGGTACATCTTGTATATGTAACATACCATAGTGTGCATTCTTATATCTTTCTGAATACTTAGCATGGAATCCACCTGTCTTTCTAAACTTAACATCGTATACACCTTCAGGTATACATGTCTCATGCATTACTTTAACAGCTTGGTACTGGTCTTCTAATGTATAGCATTCAAATATACCATTTATAAATAACATACCATTAGTAGCATCCTTACCGAACTGAGTTCTTATAACTTGTAGTTTCATATTATCTCCTTGGGTATTTACAATTACAAATAGTTACATTTGTATAACCATTAGCATGTAGAAATGTTCTACACTCTTTATCTTGAGGCAGTCTTTTTACCTGCATTATTATCTTTATCCTTTCTAAAGCCTATGGTTAGTAACCATACGCCTAGTGTTATTAAAGTCGCAAGCCCTGTAATTTGTTGAGCAGAACCAGTAAGAGTGAGTGTAGCAATAACTAAACCAACTAAAGTCCAACTAAGATTTAAAGTTTCTTTAATTATCTCTACAAACCAAGACCATATCTTTTTAAACATTATGATTTCCTCATTATAAATGCTGCCATACTAGCTATTCTAGTCAAAATTACTGGTACTACAACCTCTTGTGCTTTTTCTTTTTGGTCTGTTGTCATATCATCACCAATGTTTGCAATACTTATTTCTTGTATGTTATCAAAATCCACAAAAGTTTCTATTGGATTCTCTAAGAACTCCTCATACTGTACCTCTGTAACAACATCAGCAAGGGTATAGTTCTCTACATCTTTATTTTCTACAGCTCTTTCAACATATTCTTCTACAGCAGTAGCAACTGACTCGTCTTCTTTAATAGCTTCAGCTATTATCTCTACATCTTCTGCTTCTACTTGTAGTACTTCAGCCACAACCTCAACTTGTTCTTCAGTTAGTTCTTCTATATCTTCAATAGCTTCTTCTACTACAGCCTGTACTACCGCCTGTGTTTCCTCTGTGGCTTCGGATAGATTCTGTACACCAATATCATTTACTTCTTCTAAGACTTCAACAACTTCTTCAGTTTCAAGTTCTTCAACATATTCTTCAATAACTTCTTCAACTTCTTCTTCAGATAAATCTTCTTCAACTACAGGTATATCTATTACTTCTTCTAGCTCTGCAACTTCTTCCTCAACCATCTCTTCAGAAAGAACTTCTTCTTCATCCTGTATAATATCTTCTGTAATAATGTCATCTCCATGTATCTCTTCGACCAACTCATCTTGTACCTCTTTTAAATCTTCTAATATTTCCTCAGGTTTAGGAGGGAATATATCATTAGCTATTAGTATATCTATTAAATCAATTTCTTCTTCTACTTCTATTATTTCTATTTCAAACTCTTCTAGTTCTTCAACATATTCTTCTATCTCAAGAACTACTTCAACAAACTCTTCTAGTTCTTCCTCAGATAATTCTTCAATGAACTCAAGTTCTTCTTCCAAGAGTTCAAGCTCCTTAGCATCAGCCTCCATCTCCTCTTCAATAGCAAGTATCTCTTCTTCAGTAAGCTCAATAACTTCAATGATTTCAATTTCATCATCATCTGATATTTCGAGTACCATAGTATCATCATCAAGAAGCTCTTCTCCTTCTTCATATATTTCTTCCTCATATTCTTCCTCATATATTTCAAAATCACAATCACCACGCTCAATCTGAGCATTAGTCATCTCACAACCATACTCTTCTAAGTTAGCTAATCTTTCATTGTCTCTCTCAACTGTACCATCTTCGACTTCATATTCTTCATACTCAGCTTCAGTTCCATCATCCAATACAACTGTAACTACAGGAGGTGGAGGTGGAGGTTCAGGTGCTGGAGGAGGTGGAGGTGGAGGAGGTGGAACTGTAGTTGTTGTAGTAGGAGTTGGTGCAGTATATTTATAATAAACATCATCTATTAACCACCAGTCCTGTAAATTATCTGAAGCTCCAGGTATTATAATTTCGTTTATAGTTGTTCCGCTGGGTGCAACCACAGATAATGTTGCTGTACTATTGTCTACAATTTGAGGGTCAGCAGCATCCCAAGTATTAATAAAATCTATTGTTGAAGTTGTATCATCATCATAGTAAACAGTACCTGTATCTGTAGATTCTCTAGCACCATATATTAAACCTACTTCTGTAATAGGTTTAGTTTCTGAGTTAGGGAATGCAATAGTAAGTTCATCTGTTGAACTGCGTAATCCCAATTGATATCTATCACTTCCGTAGTATTGTTGTCCATGACAATCCATATCTTCAATGTTGATACTTCCAGGAGCCTGACTGTTATTGCAATCATCTTCGGCAGCAACGCTAGTATCATCACCGCCATAAACAAATGTAATATCTTCGTTAATTTCTTGGTTATCAAAACCCTCAGTTACAGTAGTTTGTTCTGTTTCTTCTGCGTATACAGGTACTGGAAATATTAATGCACATATTATAAATAGCCTTGATAATTTATTAACCACCGCAGTTACAGCTTTTACAACAGTCCATTACCCACCTATCTTCCATATAATTTCTGTTATCTCTCCTGAGATACCACTTACTATTGTTACTACTTCAGCTAATCTATCATTAGCATTTGTAACTTCTGCTTTTAATACTGCTACTTCATTAGTTAATTGTTGTACAGTTCTAAACAACCAAGCAACTAAGGCAGCTAAACCACCTTGTAATATTTGACTTGGATTTATTTTAATACTTCCGTTACCGTTCATAAAAGTTCCAATCTTCCTCAATATAATTATCAGGTATCTTAACTTCTGCGAAATTTTTTAACCATCTAAAGAATATACGACAGTAGTAACCCAATAAAAATCCTATAATGTAATCCATGATTATGGATTATAACATATCTTAGCTAGGTTTAGGGTTATCGTCTTTAACTTTTTTAACAGCAGCAAACCAATCGCCTGTCTTATCACCTTTATCAGCAGCCATATCATGATATAACATATCAAGTTGTTCTCCTAATTCAGGATAAGAAGTTTGTCTTGCTCTCTTATAATCGTTATCTTGTGAATCTAATTTACTAGCAGCTAAGTCAGTAACAGCTTGGTCATACTCTGCGTCAGTAAATTCTCTTACTACACCATTGACCTGAGCTTTCATACCATCTCCACCGTTGGCTGTTTTCTTCGCATCAATCTCTGTCTGAGCTTCTGCAGTAAATTGTTCTAGTGTTTTAATTGCCATATTGCTTCCTATCTTACCATACTTTTTTAGGTAATACCATAAATTGAAACTTTACCTTGTGCAAAGTTTTCTCCATTTGTTGCAGTTAATTTAAACCCATCTACTACAGCAGTTTGTTTATAAGAACCTGCACCAAAAGTATTGTGACCACTGTTACTATCTCCTGAATCAGTACCTGAACCCATAGTACTTCTAATTAATGTTTGTGTATATCTTGCTTCTTGTGAACCAAAGATATCAACTATTCCTGCCCACCTATTATATTGAGCACCTGAAGTTCCACCTAATGATTCTTGATTTAGTTTAATACCTACACCATCACTTCCATCATCATCATGAAAATCTGATTCATCAAATCCTTGTGTGCCTCTAATCCACATACTTGAATAATCTGCTCCATCTGAATCTGCTGTACCACTAACAGTTAATGTCATGTATAAATTATTATTTGCATCTGTAGCTATACCAATGTTTCCAAAAACCAAACGATATGCAAGATAATCTGAAGTAAATACATCAGTAATTGTTAAAGTTGATGCACCTGTTGGCATAGCAGTTGTTGAAATTAAATTCATACTCATTGTTTAATACCGTACACTACTATAGCTCCTTCATCAAAAGCATCACTAGCACCACCTTGATAAAACTTTATACCTCTATGTTGTTCTGTATCATTTGTAAAATTAAAACCTAGAAAAAAACCATTAGACCCTTCATTAACACCATCAACAATAGCTCTTGTTTGTTGTGCTAACATTGGAGAAAAAATATACGCTTTCATTGAACTGTTATCAGTTTTCCAAAAGAAATCATATATTCTATTTTGATTATTACTTCTTTGATAAGCAATAGGTGTAGATGAGTCAGTATACATTTGATGAAAGTCATATTTACTCACACTCCTTTCACTACCTGATGTATCAAGTAATCTCATATTTATTGATGAACCAGTACCACCAAACTGTGTACAATAAATTACATAGTCATCATAGTCTGTAGTAAATACATTATCTAATGATACTGTTGCTGCATCTGAATTTACAATTAAACCACCAACTCTTACTAATTTCATTTTATATTAACTCCATAAACTACTACTTGACCACCTGAAAATGTTCCTGCACTTGGTACAAAACCAATACCGTTAATAACTTCAGCAGTATTATACCAACCATGACCAAATCCGTGGTCTATTATTGTACCTCCAGTTTCTGTTTTAACAAATTGAAATGTTATAGCAGCATCTGTTGTATCTGTATCAAAATGATGTAGTTCAATATGTGCATCAAGAGGTTTTGTGTACTCACTACCACTACCAATTTCTATTTCAGAATCTGAATTATCAGTTACGTTACCAATAGTTCCCTGGTCATTTAATTCTCTATGAAAATAATCATAATCAGAACCACCTGATTCTAAAGTAGCACCATTGTCATTAGAAAATCTTAAATATAAAGTTGCATCTTCACTAAAAGTAACACCTCGTACGAAAACTAAATACTGTCCATATCCAGTTATGTCTCCAATAATAGTACTTGAACCTGATAAGTTAGTTACACTTAATAATCTATATCCTGCATTGGTAGGACCATACTTACCTTGTTGTTTTAAATCTAATACATCTTTAACAGTAAATATACCTGCGTTACCATTCTCTATACTTTGTGTTGGTAATGAACTATCAGGTCCTATATATCCGTACTTACTCATGAGCCTCGTACCTTAAATAAACTAAATGTTCCACTTGCTATGTTGTTACCACCATCGGCATAAAAGTATACTCCATCAGTTGCTTGATTTTCTGCCAACACTCCACTTCCAGACATAACACCTGTTCTACTTTGTGATGTATTTCTATTTACATTTTCAACAGTACAATAACTATACCCACTAGCGTTATTAAAATTATATAGGTACATTATCATATTGACTGCATTATTTCCTGATGTTCCAGTGGTTTGATTAAAGCTTAA